TGTCAATATCGTAAAGCTGTAATGAATCAACATTTTCTAATGTAACCCAACCTGTTCCTGCTGAATTTAGTACATAGAATTTAACAAATAAAGTACGTCCACTAATTCTAATTGATGCTTCTGTTGCTAAAAAACCAGATGCGCTGTGTAGAACACCTTTACACCTACTAACTGCACCAAATTTTTCATCACGACCAATTACATCAACATTATTAAGTACGCCAAGATTAGTTTCAGAGCCATCTAATTTAAAAGATGCTATTTTTGTGTCGAAACGTAATACTAATGCTTGTGTTTTAATGCCAGATATATTATTGTGTGTATATGTGTACGATTCAGTAAATGTCTGAATGGCACTATTTTCTATAGACGGTGTAAAACTGTATTGACCTTCTACGACATAATCAATAGAACCACATCTTAAAAAATTAGTGAGTTCTTTAGCGATAACGGTATAACCTTCCGCTGTAGCGTGTAAACCATCTGGTGAAAAATATGCTGTATGATGGAGTATATTTTCAATGTTACTTACATATATTCCACCATTTGTAATTGCACCATCTTTATAAGCTGTAAATACCTTATAAAATTTGTTGATTGATGTACCCCACCATGAAAAACCTACCATACCTATAATAACTGTAGCATTCGGACATTTTTTACGTGCTACATTGAAAAATTCATTTATACCTGCTAAGATTCTTTCTGTGGTTTCTGGTGCGTCATTTGCACCGCCAAGTACAACAATAGCGTCAATATCATTACCATTTTCAAGTGGGTAATTATTTAGTGCGTCCTGCCAATGATTACCACCTGTTAATGAAAAAGAAGCCCCACCTTTATAAATAGGAATAGCGTGTTCAGAATCCATACCCAAATAATGTATAGTTTTACTCATCCATCCATCTGAATATTCTCTTGTGTATGTGTTCGGATTTGTTCCTATACAAATAGCACCCTCTGCGTAACTATCGCCCATAAAAATAATGTGTTTGTTTTTTATACCATTACCAGAAAAAGACCAACCATTTTGTTCTACATCATTTTTTCTATTTGTTGTTTCATCATTTATTTTTGTATTTAATTTTTCCACTTCATTATTTACTTTGTCATTTAATTGTTCTACTGATTGCCTATATAGTTCAACCTGTGAATTGTAGTTTCCTGTTACAACCCAGTATTCTTTATTTGTAATGTCAACTCCAATCGGAACAGGTTTTTTGCTAGTATAACTATTACTTAAATAAGTAACAATAGTTAATGCTTCATAACTTCTTTCTTTATTCCATTCAATAGGGTCAGCGAATGTTGGTACATATCTTGCACCAATGTATTGTCTTGTAGCCATAATTTTTTCCTTCCTTCCTTAATAAATAAGCACCAGTCTACCATATTCTGTATTTGGTATTTCAACATCCAGTCCAGTAGTTTCAAAAGTAATGTCAGCCCACTGTTCTGGAATATAATATACAAAATAACCGGTATCAGTTATTTCAACAAAAATCATTGTTGCTAGGTATTTTTCAATAATTTTTTCAATATACGTAGTATCAAAATTATCAATCCATTTTTGTATAACATTTATTTCTTCTTGTAACTTATTTAGTTCATCAGTAAATTCTTTTTGATTTTCAATCATATTGTTAATATATTTTACTATTTTACAAAGAATTTCATAATAGCTTAAACTGTCATCATAAACTAAAGGTAAGACCTTTTGACACCAGAATTTGAAAGTAGGTAATTCAATAAATTTACTATTATTCATTTCAATCTCCTTTCTTTACCATAGTCCAAAGAATAAGTCATTAAACTCGTTAATAACTTGCATATCAATGTTAAGAAGTGTATCTCTAAACTTATTTAACAATGTGCTAAAACTTTCTGTTCCTTGTTTTCCTGTAATAGTTTCTACATAATTTTCAGTAGTGTTAGTAACACCAGTGTTACTTGTGGTATCATCTAAACTTATGCTAGAACTCCCAGTAATTTTATTATTTGTTGTTTCATTTTCTGTGTTAGTAGTTTCAGCTGTTCCTGTTGTACTTGTATTTTCTTTATTAGTTTCAGTATTATTGTCTGTAATTTTTCTTGCGTTAGTAAGATAATTTTCATTTTCTATACCAGTAATAGCACCTTGCGGTGTATCTGAGTATAAATCATACTTTGTACCATTATCAGTATTAGTTTTATTTATTGTTCCTTCACTAGTATCAGTTGCATTGATATTTCCTGTTAGATTTCTAGTTTTTTCTCCATTATCTTCTTTTGTTTCTTTAGTTGTTTGTTTTCTTGTTTCATCTTCTGTACTACTACCATCAGCCTTTCTGTTATATTCTCTAGTTAATTCTACATCATGCATAGGATTAAATTTAATTCTAGCACTTTCATATAGTTGGTTGTAATATGGCATAATTTCTTCAAGTCTTGTATTCATCCAAAGTAGCCATACACCAACGGTTTCACAACCAATTTCTCTTAAATAGTAATGTTTTAAAATCTTTTGACAAAGTACACTTCTATATTCTTCGTCAAAAAATGGTGTATTGGTTGTAAATATTTTATCCCATGAATTTGCAATAACATTATTTACGTCATTACTATTTACAGAAATATCCAGCCCACTTTTTTCTTCACAAATAAATCTTACTTCTGTAGTGTATTTACTCATTGTTTACACCTCACTTGTTGTATCATTACCAATGCTATCAGTATCATTGTTATAAATTTCTTGGAAATCTTCACGGTAATTTACTTCAATATTAGTGCCAAACATATCGTTGATTTTTTTCACAGCTTGTCTCCTGCTTTCTAACCTACTATATCTGCTAGCAATTGTACCACCTTGATTTCTGGTTACTTCATCAGTAATCAACCTTTCTTTCTTTTGAATGTTGATATTACTTATACCAAGGTAAGTCAAAGCTTCGTTCCATATCTGTGTCTTTAATTGATAAAGTTTATCACATACATATGGTGCACCAGTTTGTATTGATTTCAACGCAGATAAATCCAAGTTTTTATCACCAAAAATGAATGGTGCATTCCCATCAAATTCCTTGTATAAGTTTAAAAGTGTTAATCTTTGTTTTTCAGTTCCTTGCACTAAAACAGGTGTTTTTTGTGCATTTGCGTTAACATCAATAATTCTATCAATGTTATATAATCTTTTTGCAAACATTTTAACATCTAGTATACTATTTGTGTGCAAATAATTATTCCAGATTATAACGCTATTACTTTCTTTTAAAAGTTTTTGATAATTGTTATACCCAGAATATGCTCTGCGTAAAATAGGGTCACCATAAACACCAAGCCTTCCGTTCGCTATACAGTCTAAACATAAGTTACCAAGAATATCATCATCAAAGTAAACCATACACCCAGTTTCAAATAGATGTAATTCAAGATATCTTTGGTCTACGCTAGCAGGTAAATTCTTCCATTCAAACATACATATAGCCAACTCTGTTAATCTGTTAATATATTGTAGATATGTTAAGTTATTCAGTATAGCACTGTCATCAAATATATCTGTAATACCACGTTTTCTACTCATTTCAATTCACCACCTTATACTGTATTATCTAAGTTATAATTACCTACCTCTGAACCGTCCTTCCAAAAGGTAATTCCTTTATCATATATTTCACATATTTTTCGCATATCGTCGGATGGTACACTACCAGTTATTGTCGCACCAATAGTTTTAACATAATTCCAGTGCGGTCTGCTGTTTCTATTTGGTTTTTTAATTTTGTGAATAGCATACCCAAACATGGTAAAATAATCATCAATCATTTTAGCATATTCTTTTGTAACACTGCACCTTCCGCCATAAAACTGTTGTTTAGCGTTTGCAACATTACCACCGCCATTGTTCATGTTTCCTTTGCTTATGTCTGACGCTATAGATGCTTGATAAAATTGTGACATAATACTGCTGACTTCACCTAGTACACCACTTCCTATAGCCGCCGCAGGATTCGTACTATATGCCCCTGCTATACCAATTTTTCCTGCACTTGAAACAGCATTCAAAATAATCGGTACGCTATTTTGTGCTACCCATGTCTGATAAGCGTTAAAATTCCATGAACACATAGGATAGTTATTTAACTGTATACTTTCCGTATTTAATGTGGTGTAACCACCCAATTCACTAAACTCGTTCACACCTTTATAACTACAAGGACGTAGAATTGCTATGACTGGTTGTGTTACTGTTCCACTTATTTCTACTACTGGTGTACGCTTATCAAAAAATTCATAACGTAAAGACAATTCACCACCACTTGCATTATCTATGTGATAGAAATTGTATGGATACGTGTATAACTTTTTGTTTTTAGGCTTGTAGCCATCAAGCGTATCATTCGTTGTGACTGCTTCTAATGTTATTGTTGTTTTAGAAGCAGAAGCACCATATGCAAGTCTATGATTTTCTGGTATTGTTCCACCTATAAATAATTTTGGAAACATATAAACACCTATGACTGATTCTGGTTTTTGTATATATTCACTTATTTTTGCATTTATACTCTGTACATCTGTACTATCATAAACCCATAATTGTGCTGACCCATATATACCGTCATATAATGTACCATCCACTGTGCTTGTTGTATCTACTATAGCAATACAAACACACATATCTGTCATTCCAACTATAGCTTTATAATCGTTCATTATATATTCGCCTGTTGCAACTGTTTCTGGTTCTATATGTGACCCTATAATATCAGTTTCAGTGTGTTCTCGTTCAATGAAACAATAATCTGGTTCACAATTAAAAAACCATGTTTGCATAACATCAATTTCAAAATAAACATCTGAGCATTCATTGTTAACAAATTCAACAGCTGTAATGAAAGCATAAAACCACTTGTTTCCATATGCTGTATTCTGGAACATCATATAATTGCAATCATATAAGCTGTCAGCTTTTATGCCTACCCTTGCTACACCCTTTTTTACTCTCTGATATGTGTAGTTTGTAAGGTTATATTTCTCCAATGATATAAAGTAAGTGTACTGGTCTGTTGATGATGAAAAGTAAATTGTATGGTCATATGCTGTGTCAAGAGGAACATTTTTAAGTAACCTTATATTTGTTGTAGGCTGTATATACATTTCAATAACTCCTTTTTATAAAGGGTACACCGTATTGATGCACCCCTTATGTTATAATCTTACGCCTTGTTAAGTGTAACAGTCGTATCAACAGTAGTAGCACCGTTAATAGCAGTAGTAGCTGTATAAGTTGTACCGGCAACATCAGCAACAAGAGTAATATCTGTTGCAATTTGTGACGTTGGAATAATAAGACCACCGTATTTCTGAACAGCAATACCTGCTTTGGTGAGTGCTTCTGTCTGAACAAAGTTTACATTCTGTGGATTAAGTCCTGCACTTTCAAAGTCTGCACTAATAGTAAAGACAGTAGCTGCATCACTTTCATCTTTAGCGTCCACATGAACAGTAATAGAAGCAGGTAATGCAATGTCAGCTGTAGATGTCACGAACACAACAGCATTTGCAAACGGTGAGTTTGACACTGTTTTCCATGTGTGGTAAAAATAATTCCAATACAAACCAGAAGAAACATATTTTTCTGTAAATTTGTTGTTATTGTCGTAAACTTGAAACCAATTTTCGTCTAGAATGACAGCCTTTACGTTTGCTAACAGTGCTAACTCATCTGCTGTAACTTCTTCGATTCCATCAGAGTTTGCTCTGATAATATCAAACCGTTCATTGTCAAAGTCAGTCCAGTTATCAATTAAAAACAGTCTACCCATAAATGCGGCTTTATCCATGTTGAATGCACTTGCAAGTACATTTACGTCAAACTGTGCGTTGAACAAAGCGTCCATAAAGATAACCTGTCTATCTTTAGGTGTATTAGTTTTAACACCGGCTTCATTGTAATCACTAGACATAAACGGTAACAAATTAGAAGTACCTCTAAACTGTACAGCCGCTTCACTAAGGTCTGTACCATTACCGATAACAGTAGGATATATTTTTCCATGGCTGATTGCCTTAATAAGAAGGTATTTAAAAAGTAGAAATTCATCATACTCCGCCGCTGTGTAAACACTGTCAACAATCTTTGCGATAAGGTTCTGTACGCCATCAATACTCAAAAATGCCTGTCGTAAATCTTCGTCTTGAATGGTAACAGGATACATTACACGCCAATTCATAGTATGAAATGCCGAGCGCACATCTGGAATAGTTCTCTGAAACTCACGTCCTGCCGCTTTTTCTACATTGAAGTCAACAGCTTTTGCAATAGACACAAAAATATCTTCTACCGTTTCCCCATATTCAATGTATCCTTTTTTAAGCATAGAATAAGGATTGTTAAATGTTGCACTCTGTACACGCACTATTGCAATTCTGTTTACCAAAGCATTGATAAACTGGTTTGCAAAAGCAGGTGTACCATAGATAATTTCTCCCACTTTAGGGATGTCATTGACAGTTGTAACCTTAGGAACATTCTGCTGATAATCATAAGAAGCGTTCTGTCTAATTACATTTAAAATGTCAATGGTTGACGCATTAAGCGTACTGTTTGCAATTCTTCTTGACATAATTTTATCTTCCTTTCTTTAATGAATTTTATTGTTAAACTGTTTTGAACAGTTCTTCAAACGTGGTAGGTTCTTCTGGTTCATCTGGTGGGTTAAAATCAGCCTCATCTGAATTTGGTTCAGAACTGAAAAAACGGTCAGTATATTTTTTTCTCCATTCAGCGTCATTTTCTTCATACTTAGCTTTCCAGTCTACACCATCACCCTTTGCTTTTTCTTCTAAGTCTGATAGTGTATCTGTAACATCTTCAAGAAATTCGATTGTTTCATCATCACTTTGATTTCCTACCCTGTCTTTTAATTTTTCAAGAATTTCTTCTCTAGTTTTTACTGCCATAGTATTCTCCTTTCTACGAAATTTTTGTCCACTTTGTAACATCAAATATATTACTCAGTCTTAATGTAAGTGGGTGATTTGGTGACACCATGATTGAACCATTTTTTGTCACCATAATTGTAAATCCCTCTTCATGCTTATAAGTACCCTCGTTAAATAACATATTTGTTTCTCCTTTCATATTAGTAATTGTATTTATCTGCTTACAGATATTGTATTGACAAGTTTCTGTATAGCGCAATAATCGTAACCTGCCGCTGTAAGTTTATTCTTTCTTGTATTACCATTTCCCCATTTTCCTGCAATAACTTCTCTTGCAATTTCTTCGTAAGATTTTAAATCAGTACCATGACAAATTGCGTTCACTTTTGCCTTAACAACATCATAATCATATCCTGCTTCTGTAAGAAGTTTTTTTCTCTTATTACCATTACCCCATTTTCCTGCAATAACTTCTCTTGCAATAGTGTCAATAGAAACCTTATTGTTTATGTTTGTGTCATTACCTACATATCTAAGGTGAACATCCCAACCACCAGAATATTCATAATAACTTCTTATGCATATTTCCTTTCCAGTTTGGTCACCAGTTTTGCCACCAGATGCTGTACCTTTTTCATTGATAGAAGCATGAACTATTTTGTTATTTGAAATGCTCATTACGACGTGCTTATTTCTTTTTAGGTGTATATCACCTGCTTTCCACGGTGCTTTACAACTAACAAAACCTGCTGCTCTAAGTTGTTTCTCAAGATTACCAGTCCATGAGTGTGGTGATACATCAAAACCTGCTTTGTGAAGTGCTGTACCAACAAGTGAAGAACAATCAAAGTCTGGGCTATTTCTGTGCTTCTGGTCGTATCCGTGTGTGTTATCATTTGCTGTGTCAATCATAAACTGAACTGCTTTCATAATGTTTGGCATAATTTAATCTTCCTTTACATCAAAAATGTGAAATAATTGCATTAGTTTTTCCGGCAAAATGTCTGGGTTAATCTTGCATATGTTTTCAAGTATTGATACTAATTCTGTGGTACACACATAAAGTATAATAATAGGTAAGATTGAAACACCAATCTTAAAACCTATCAATGCCCCTTCGTTATCAACCAACCACGCAACAAAGTAGCATAATATAAAGCCAACCTTTTTAAAAAGACCGTCACGCAATTTTGAGGACTGAATGTCTTTGTTCTTGATAGCTGTAATTATGCCTGTGGTAAGGTCTAACGCGTTGAAAACCATAGCAATAATTATAGGGTAAAACTGTTCCATTTCTTTCACTCCTTTCTTTGTTATTTATATCAATTATAACATATCGCTAGACAAATTGCAAGATATATGTTAAAATATATATATTAGAAAGGACGTGATCGTAAATGGGTAAGTATTATGACGGTACTAAACTTTTATCTATGTTAGATATAAATGGTAACAAACCAGAAATTTATATGTGTACAACTAACCGCACTGGTGGTAAAACAACATATTTTGGTAGATTATGCATCAATAGATTTTTAGATAAAGGTGAGAAATTTGGACTTATTTATAGGTATAACTATGAACTTGATGATGTTGTTGATAAGTTTTATAAAGACTTAGGTAGTTTGTTCTTTAAAGAACACGAAATGACAAGTAAACGTAAGGCAAGTGGTATCTTTCATGAATTATTCTTAGATGAAAAAAGCTGTGGTTACGCATTAAGTCTTAACAGTGCTGACCAGATTAAAAAATATAGTCATTTATTTTCTGATATTAAAAGAATGATATTTGACGAGTTTCAAAGCGAAACTAATCACTATTGTGCTGATGAAACTAAGAAGCTACTCAGTGTACATACGTCAGTAGCAAGAGGACAAGGCGAACAGGTGAGATATGTACCAGTTTATATGATTGCTAATCCAGTATCTATAATAAATCCTTACTATATTGAAATGGGAATTAGCGCAAGACTGAAAGATGATACAAAGTTCTTGCGTGGTGATGGGTTTGTACTTGAACAGGGCTTTATTCAAAGCGCAAGTGAAGAACAAAAAGGTAGTGGTTTTAACCGTGCATTTGTAAAAAATGCATATGTTGCTTATAGTAGTGAATGCATTTACCTTAACGATAATAAGAGTTTTATTGATAAACCAAGTGGTAAAAACAGATATATTTGTACACTTAAATATAAAGGAACAGATTTTGGCGTAAGGGAATTTACAGAAGATGGTTATATTTATTGTGATGATAAACCAGATATTACTTTTAAAACCAAAATAACAGTAACAACAGCTGACCATGAAGTGAATTATGTTATGCTTAAAAGAAATGACTTTTTCTTATCTAATCTTAGATATTTATTTGAGCGTGGTGCGTTCAGATTTAAAGATATGAAGTGTAAAGAAGCTGTTCTTAGCGCATTAAGTTACTAGGTATCTTCTCATGTTTCCATCAATGAGTGGATAGGGTAGCACACTTGAAACAATAGTGCCTATACCATTTGTCGTTTTTGCTGAACGCTTTGTTTGGTACATGAGTTAAAGATATAAATAGATAGCAGGGACACGAACTTAGTTCGCCCCTGCTATTCTTATTTATGTTTTACTTATCACCTGTTGAACCAAAACCACCACGATTTCTTTCTGATAATTTTGATACTTCAACAAGGTAAATAGGATGCTGGTGTTTAATAATTCTAAACTGGCAAATTCTTGTATTCTTAGATATACTTATTTTTCTAGTAGCGAATGCAGGAAAATACCATTCATCATTATTACCACAATATGCTTCATCAATTAGTCCAACGCTGTTTGCTTGAATTATACCGTACTTCTTAAATGTTGAACTTCTAGGTATCATCAATGCCTCATATCCTTTGGGTAACATCATAGCAACTCCAAGTGGTATCAGTTTGAACTCCCCTGCTTCAAGTGTAATATCTTCTGCTACACGTAAATCAATCCAATCTCCACATTTAAAAGTTTTAGTCTTATCCATTCCGCTTCTCACATATTTAATACCAATAGTTTTAACTTTCATAATTTTTCCCTTTCTCTATTGAATCACAATATTCTGTTCCATATGATGCACAATCATCACACCCTTTGTAATATCCGCATTCTTTACAATCACAATGTTCATAGCCATACTCTGGAAATTCATCCGCTAATGCATTTGGACAACAACCGTTTATACAAACTACACCAACATAATTCATACAATGCATAATGTTTACCTCATTTCATATGACGTGTCTATAAGTAGGATACCACCACGTATTCTTTTTGGTCTTAATTTTCCGGGAACTTTTAGTCCTACTTTAAAGTCACTAAGATTTCTTTTTATCGGTTTACCTGTTTCTTTTTCAAATAAAAATTCTTTTTCATCTTCACTCCATTCCTTAAACACTTTTGTTGACTTATCTTGATATCCACTAATGTCTGCCTTTCCATCAAGTGACGCTTGAAATAAATCTTTACATTTCTGAGGCATACCTGCACACTTAATATTGTTATACGGTTTTCTAGGTTTACCGTCTTTATCTAACAGCTTTTCAAGTGGTACACAATTTTCGTGTGTTACGTGTTCAATATATGTCTTTTGTCTTGTAAAAACAGCTACATCCCAACAGCTTTCTAATTTCCAGCAACAAAAGTCTTTATCATGTACTTTAATACCAACAATATCTTCTGGTGCAAGGTCACAATGTATACTATCTGTATCTGCATATATAAAACCTCTCTTATCTTTACCATGATAATTTTTCTGCGCTGCTCTAATGGTAAAGTTTCTTGCATAACTTGTGATAGCTGACCCAACAGGTATATAACCTGCTTTTTTGTTAGCTTCTGCAACAGGTAAGAAACCTATAGTTTTATCTTCTTTTACATAAGCTAGTTTAAAACTACTATCCTTACTGCTTGCCATTTTTCCGTACAAATTGTTAAGAAATAACTTAGCCAATTCACGCAACGCCCCTTCGCTTTCAACTTTGATTTTTTTGTACTTTTCAATGTATTCATCAAAGATACCTATTTCACTATAAAACCAACAACCGTCTAAAATCTCAAAGTCTACAAGTTCATAATGTTCTTTTAATAATTCATAGTCAGTCATAGTCAAAACTAATTCAACTCTAGTGTCTTTAATGTTACCGTCTTTATCAGTGTAATGTGTGTAATATTCACCAGTTCGCTTATCATATACGTCGGATGTTTCAAGTGCTTCTGTACCTTTGTAAAGTAATGATGACTTTATTTGAATAAATGGTAATTTATCTGGTTTTATATAAAACCTTGTCTTAACTCTAACAAAGTAATACCTATCATCTAAAAGTGCATCATCTGGTATGATGTTTCCTTTCCAGAAATGTGGTACACCTATTGGATATCTGTTTCCGCTCTCACTACTCATCATACTAGGATACAAAGAGTTTACATCTGCTGTAGTTCCATTTGTGAAAATCTTGTTCTCTTTACCTTTAACAAGATAACACCAACCACCCCTATATGACCTGCGTATATATTCTCCTGCATTGTTATATCTATATTCTTTCTTGTCTATAGTCATATCGTACACATCTGGATACATTTCATTGTAGTCATATGGGTTCTTTGTTGAAACCTTACAAATTGCCTTGTATTCTTCTAAGCAACACGACCCTATTGTTAGCTTATTATGACCTTCTTGAAACATTATCTCTAAGGCTTCTTTAACTACAAGGACATCATTCGCTATGTACTTTTTTTCTTCATCTGTTATTACACAACCTGCATACCTAAAACCAGTGTACTCCATGTCAAGTTTCTTATGCTTTGTACCAAAACTTTCTCCAATACGTTTTACACTGAACGGTAGTAATTTCAAAGAATCTCTAATCTCTATAAAGTGATTATTGACTTTTATAATAATACTGTACCACATACCCTTATCAGATATACTATACTTAAATGACTTATTTTCCATGAATTTCTCTGGTAGCCATTCAACATCATTTTCATTATCTCCTACCTTTTTATAGGCTTGCTTATACCCCTTATCAATCAATAGATAAGATAACCAAAAAGCACCGTCAAATTTCAAGTTATGATAGTATGCTACTATATTACATTTCTGTTCTATAAAATATTCAAATTGTTCTCCAATGCTATGAAAAATATTGACATCTTCTGTGAACAATTCGACGGACGCACTAGCCCATACTTCTGTGTTAACCTGTCCTTTATACACGGTTGTTTCAAAATCGCACATAAAATAACGATATTTTTTGACCTTCATAGTGGACTACTATAATCTTCTTCTTCTTCCATTGCGTCCATCATTTCAGCCTTAAACAACTCTCCTGCTTCTGGTAAATAGTCTAACATTTCAGACATATATTGTGTTAGCTTATCTTGTGAGTATACAATCTGATATGTAACTATCAATCCTGCTTCTGCGCCGTCGTTCAGCATTGTTGCAACATCATGCACATCATTTGTTGCTAGTATTTTGTCTAACCATGATAGTAATAGATTACTAGCGTGCTCATTAAATTGCCTAACGTGTGCCTTAAATCCACTTATAACAACAGCGTCAAAAAACGACGTATCTTCCGATATATTCTCTGGTGGAATAAACCCTTTTGTATTAGTAGGTTCTTGTGTTGGATGTGCCAGTTTATATTTTTTAGTTTCTGCGCCTTTATTTGCTCTGGCTGACCGTTCCAGTTTATCTGGTGTTAATTTTTGCCAGTTTTCTAACACTGGCTTGTGTGATACGGTTAGGTCTTTTTTGGTAATATATTTTCGTTGAAATGAAATCCACGTTTTTTCTGCTCTACTTATAAACTGTTTTATACGTCTAACTTGTTTAGAATAAGCACGTTCCGTGGGTGTTTTTTTGTGCCTTTTAGCCATAGTGTCCACCCCCCTATAAATAAAAATATGGAAGCACTTTAGTTTGGTGCTAATAGTGCTTCCATTTGTCAATCGTTATAGCACGAACTTAACCAATGCTTTCAACGTCAAGTACACAGTTAATATAGTCACGGTTATTCTTGGTTCTACCGGAAGTTTTAATAACTGTGAATGACTTATCTTTCATAATATTTGCAATGTCGTTAATTGACCGTTTGAAAGTAGCTGACTGACAGCTGTAAACCTTTTTATCTGGTGTAATAATTGACATAATTTCAGTCGTTTCACCAGTATCCTCTTTGGCATCATCAAATAACAGAATGCCATCAACTGTAATATGTTCTCCATCCTCTGCGTCTTTCATTGAAATAATTGATGGTGCGATTGTCATAAGGTACTGCTCCACTTCATTAAACTCTCTACTCGTTTCTTTAATGTTAATCATGTCTTTGTTCTCCTTTTAATTGAATATTTTTGTTATTTGTCAGTGTAATGATTTTACGCTTCTTTTTCAACAGTGTTTCGCGGCGGCAATACTTCTGCGTGTTCAATGAAATCCTGTTCGGTCATACCATACAAGGTTTCAATCTCTTCCTTGTCGACAATATGTACAGCTTTGAGTGTTTCCGTTTCAAGTAAGGGGCGTACTTTTTTCATAAGTGCTTCATCATCTTTGTAAGTACGTGGTACTGTTACCACCTTGTTACATGGTTCTCCTGCCTGCACATCCAGACACATTACATTTGCTTTTGTTGCTACGATTGTTCTTGTCACCATAGGTACTCTTGCCATAATTTTGTTCTCCTTTCTGGCTGTTTGTAGTTTTATAGTTTAGGTGCGTTATTGCACCAGTGGACTGGGCAGGAATCGAACCTGCGTATTCCTAGGTGTTTAGAAATACTTTCCTTTTGACATTAAACCAATCCAAGGGGGGTGTAGGGTGCACCGTTTCCAGATACACCCTCCGGAAAAGTAATTGTAATTGTGATTTATTACTCTCTTATTGTATCAAATTATACTTGAAATGTCAATGATTATTTTCAAATTTATTAGTGAAAATAACATTTAAAAATATAACTCTTATACTTTTCGATAATATCATCACATACAATTTTACTTGTTAAGCCTGCTAGCACTTTTTCTGATAAATTATCTATAGTATATTCCCATGTTTGGAAAGAATTATCTATAATCTGTATAATCAATTTATCATCAATTACAAACACAAATATTGAACATTTAATACATCCTTTTAATCTTTTTTCAAGCGATTCTTTAAAAAATTCTTTCATCATAATGTCTCCTTTTTCTAATATTCCTCGTCATAATATAATTTATTCCAAAGTTCGTCAAGAATAGACCATTTTGCCCTATATTTAATAGTTACAATAGCAAACATTCCGTATTTTTCTTCACAATATCGTAGGTTACCAAGTGCGTTAACGGTCATTCTTTTAATTACTTCTTTTTTCTGTCATCATTTTTACCTGCCTTTCTATTTAATATACTATTGAAAAAAACCTATAATTCCCACCTGTTAGTTTTAACTAACTTCGTGTATATTCCTCGTTTTTATTCGTGCTTCTTGGTGGCAACACCTCTGCATATCTTATGAAATCTTCTTCATTCATGCCAAGTAATAATTCATTACATACTTGAGATTCTATACGAACTAATTTTAGCTCGTCAGTCTGAAAAAGCCGTTGAAGTTTTTTTAATAGTTCATCATCTGTATACTGTCCGCCTATATCGTAAGTCAGTATTTGCACTTCTGCCGTTGTTACGTTTAACGTCATAACCTTTGCCGTTGTCTGCATAATCGTTCTTGTAATCATTCTTTTTCTTGTCATAATTTGTTCTCCTTTTTCTTTTTATATTTCCGCTTTATTGCGGTATAACCCTTGCGGTGACTTGCACACCGCTGTCTGCTAGTAGGGCTTTATTTTTACAGCACATCAAATAATTTTTTCTTATTATCGTCAAATATAACAAGATAACTATTGTCTCTAGTTTCTAATCTCATACTACCATCTGCTAAAAACCAAGAACAAGTGAATTGAAAAGTATTATGTGAGCAAATACTGAAACCGCTTGCGCCATCTGTATTGCAATATTCATCATAACATCTATCCCATGCCGCTTGTTTTGCGTCTGACCATTTATCATATACTTGCATTAAGTGCGTGCCCTCCCATTTTGTACCCATCTCAACCAATTTCTTTCCTTGTGCTGTACTTGCCTTTACTTTTTTCATATCACTTTACCACCTTTCTACATATAAAACCACATTCTTCTAATAACTTGCGTGTCTCACTGTTAACAGTTGTAACATAAATTATATAACCGGTTTGCTTTTCTATTATCTGATACATTTAACATTCTCCTTTAATATTCCTCATCATATAATTCGTTCCAAAGGTCATCTAATATTGACCATTCCATTCGCCTCATGTTAGTACTATCGTGGTCAATTCCAAATACCTTTCTATAAAAGCATAAAATCTCCCATGCTTCTGTTACCCTTTTCCTTATTATCTCTTTTTCTGTTTTCATTTTGTTTACCTCTCTTTTTTTCTTATTTTTGTTTCTTCCTTGTTTCTATAAATATGATACCATGTACACTAACAT